CTTTGACTTAGATATAACAAAGGCAGAAGTTAAAAAAGATAAAGATCATTCATCAAAACTTAATATCACAGATAAGATCATGATTGAAATGCGGTATCCTAAATTTGAAGAGATGCTCGAAATTTATCAAAACTTTAAATCTGATAAGATTGTAGATTTGTTGTGTAAATGTATTAAAGCAATTTATACCGAAGAGAAAATATACGACGATTATACTACAGAGGAATTGACAGAGTTTGTTAATGGATTCTCCAAAGCACAATTTGGAATGTTAGAAAACTTCTTTGTAACTATGCCAAAAGTAGTACAACACGTTGAACAGGATTGTCCTTCGTGTGGTGCTCACAATGAATTGACGCTTGAGGGATTACAGAATTTTTTCGTCTAACTCTTTCCCATGAAGGACTTCTTAACTATTTTCAGTTAAACTTTTCATTGATGCAGCATCATCATTATTCTTTAACCGAAATAGAAAATATGATTCCATGGGAAAGAGATATTTACGTTACTATGTTAATTAATCATGTTAGTGAAGAAAATGAAAAACTTAAACAAAAACAACTAAAGAGCGGTAAATAAAAATGGCCTTACCTCAAAATCCTCAGGGTGTTACTAATACTGATAGAATATTGCTTGAAGCTGTAAATGCACAAACGCAGAACTTGCAAGGACAAACTAAAGTATTACATACTGTTTCCGACAGACTAATGAAACAAAACAAAGAGTTTCAAAGTCTTCGAAAAGACATGCAAGAGATGGGAAAAACATTATTGCAAGGCCAAGGATCTAATCTTTCAGAAATCAAAAAATACTTTGAAAAGAATAAGAGCAATTTTAGAGAAAGACCAAATGTAGGAAATAATTCTAATAAGAATTCCGACGATAAGGGATTCTTTAGAAATATGATGGGTAAATTATTTGGTCCATCTAAATATCAACAAAAGATGATGGATGATACATCGCAAATACTTAGTCTAACAGAATTAGTTAGTAGCGATATTGGATTTATACGAGAAAAATATTCAGACAGCGCAAGAGCCAAAGAACGTGAATTACTAGCTACTGCTATTGCCGAAAGAATAAACGGCAGCGACGGAGGTGGCGGTGGCGGTGGATTACTTAAAGGTTTATTGGGGGCACTTACAGGCTTTGGGGCAGTATTAGGCACAGGAATTATTAGTGCAATAGGCGGGATAATAACAGGAATCGTCGGATTAGCGGGATCAGTAGTTTCGGCTATTGCGGCATTAGCAGGTCCTATAGGTGCAGCAATAGCAGGTGTATTAACAGGTATTCTTGCCAGCATCAAATTTGTTCTTGACCAACTTACTAAAGCTTTTGGAGGGGGTGATTTTGATCTTAATAAAAATAGACAAGGCTCGCCTAGTAGCGGCGGCGGCGCTATACCACCTGTAGTTGTTAACGGAGAAAAAACAACCAGTCCCCCCAATAGTCAAAAAAGATTACCCAGAGGAAGATTTCCTTTATTATCTAATGCTAGTGAAGCTATAGAAGATGCAAAAATACTAAGAGAAACTACTAGATCAGGAGCCACTTCAGCTGCAGCTGGAGGCAGAGCCACTTCAGCCGCAGCTGCAGCTGCAGCTCGAGGCAGCAATTTAGCCGCACTGTTTAGTATGTTGGGCTTTGGCGCAACTGCATTGTCAATTGCCAATATGACCGGCCCAGAAGAAGACAAAATACTTGAAGGCATGATACAAAAAGAAAAAGCAAATGAAAATCGTAAAAAATTTGCTGAAACGGATCCTCGAAGAGAATTGATGCAAGAAAAAAAGGATATGAGTAAAAATACTGTAAAACCTATTCCCGGTATGTTTAGTGAATCTGGAGAAGAAATGTTTAAAGGTTCGGATGGAAAATATTATCCGAGTATGACAGATTTTTATTTGCAGCAGGGCAAAGATTTAGTGGAAGATTCTATAAAAACTATGAAAGACGGTTTTAGCAAAATGGCTAAATCGGCACTTTCTCTTGTTGATGACTTTTTAGCTCCATTGGGAGATAAAACTATATCGCTTATAGATAGCGCTTTTCAATTTCCGATAACTGTCGACGGTAAAACAGAAATGTTAGACTTAGCCCCAGGTTTAGGCACCGCGACTGCAAAAGTATTAAAAGAAATGGCGTCTGAAACTGCAGATTTAGTGGGTGCAGGTATGGATAAAGCTGGTGATGTTATAACACAAATCAACAATAACAATAATCAAACAGCAAGTGCACCTATGCCATTTTCCGCAGCAGCTCCTAAATCTATACATGAAGCAACACTGGATTTATATAAAATCACATACGGTAAGCTTAGATAATTTGTACATTAAAAAACCCCGCGTTATGCGGGGTTTAAACTAAGTTCTTAGAAAGGAGCTTTAGTTTAATCTTCTGCTAATTTAGCAAAATAGGATAGTGACTCGTCGTCATCATCAAAGTCTACTTCTTTAGGAGGCGCTTTAACAGGCGCCTTTTCTGCCTTTTGTGTAAATGCAGACTTAGGTGTTTCTTGAATGCCATCTAGATTAGTCTCGTCTGCTCGTTTTGTTGAAGCAGCGCCACCACCATTCAATCCCATAACCATCTCGAATTTCTTCTTCAATTCGTCATAAGATTTAAAATGTTTCTCATCCAAGAACTGTGTCAAAGAATGTTGCTTGTTCCAAATTGCTTCGATTTCATCGTCGCTTTCTGAGATAGAGCTAATGCCATCGAATTCAGATTTATCGTAATTGCGATAACCTTCGACATTGCGAATCTTCAACTTGAAGTTTGCGCCTTCCCAGAAATCAAACGGGTTGATTGGTTTTTCATCTTCGAACTGAGGTTCAGCAACGTCTTTAATCTTATCAAAGATTTTCTTGCCGAATTTATAAAGGAATACTTTACCTTCGTTCTCAGGATGAGCTGGGTCTTTAACGATTAAAATATTAGTAATGTAACTTAGCTTGCGCTTTTGTTGACGAGCAATTTCTTTATTTGCCTCGGAGCCAGAGTTCCATAGTTCTGTGTTGTATTCAGAAACAGGATCTGCTTTGCCTAAGGTTGTAAGAGAATTCTCGATGTACCACTTGCCGCTTGGGCCTTTGAATCCATGATTCCAAACTCGAACCCAAGGAAGTTCTTCACCTTTAGGTGGTGCAAGGAAACGAATAACAGCGTAGCCGTTACCTGCCTTGTCGACTTCTGGTTGCCAGTAGCGATCATCTGCGCCACGTGATTCGGATTGGGGATTGGCGATCTTTTCTACCTCTTTCATTAAAGAGTCGAATCCGCCGCGGGATTTTCTAAGATCAGATAGTGATGTAAATGCCATGATTTGCCTTTCGTATTAACGGTGTATAAAAAGTATGTTTTGTATTAACGTCGTTTGATTTTGAGTACTGTCGAATAATCATAATCTAACTCTCCATTGTCATCATCAATTTTTTTAGATGATGCAATATTATATATAAGATTCTTATGCTTGTCTATAGCACTTTTCTTCTTAATTGTCCGAAATTTTTTCTCTCGGTCCAAATCCATATTTCTTTTTTTAATGCTCATATTAAATTTTAAATAAACTCCTAAATTATTCATCCTTATCAGATACAGTAATAAAAGGCCATGTAGCAACCTTCTTTGTTAGATCTGATTGAGTATAAGCTAATTTCATAAGATAACGTTGTGTTTCCTTAAGTGACATTATCGTTTGTTCTAATAGATGTCTAGTTATATCTAGTTCTTTTTCTAGATTGTTAATCTTCTGAGCTGTCACGTTCAACTCTTCGTCTAAGTATTCCATTATACTTTTCCTTGTCAAATTGTAAAAATGGTTTGTACTTTCTTATCAATCTGGAAATATCCGGCCACATAATATCGGTGTTAAGATGAGTATCAAATTTATCTAAAAAAGGATTTATCTTTTCTAGAATAACAAGCGTTTCTAAGGTTATGGTTTTCCTTAAAAATGCTTTAATTATATATGGATGTTGATTTTTAGAAATCTCAAAAGCGTAATCAAAAGTTTTATTCTTAGATTCCAACTCTTCCATAATTGCTTCTAGATCGTTGCTGAAAATATAGGATAAACTCTGTACTCGCTTTTGCCATTCTGTATAGCGTTCGTTAGCTTCAGAATCAAATAAACCGCCCCAGCGATCTCCGGATGTAAAGTTAGCAACTAAGAAATTTGCTACTTGTTCGTCCGAATAAGTTTTAGAAACTTTTCTAATAGAGAATATATCTTTACGTTTAGCAAACGCTTGACGGCTTGCTCTTACTCTGCCCTTTTGTTTAATTACATCGTAGTTATCTGTCGTGAAATGTAATTTAAGAGCCAAGTACATTTTGTATACTGAATATTCGTCCATAATCACAGTGGTAATTTTCCCCTCTTTTTAAAGTAGTTACCTTCTTCTGCTTCTAATTGTACTCTATCCTTTAGAGATTGATTAATCAATTTAGATATAGATTCAACATCAATGTCAACTTCTCCGCAGTATTGTATAATTGCATCCATGTAGCCGATACTTTCTTTAGCTACTCGTTCCTCAATGTAAAGAGAAAATTCATTAGGGGATCTAAATTTTTTGGTTATTACTAAACTATCGGTTAAGATATATGGTTCTAATTCGTTATTCATGTTTTTCCTGGAATAAGACATCGTTCATAAATTGAGTAAAGACATCTTTATTCACGCCAAAGTTTACCATCATAGCAGGTGTATGAGGATTCATTTTTTGATATTTACAATAATGATTATGTTGTTCTTTATAATCTTTATCTGCATACCTAACACCTATATTATAAATGTATAATTGCAGATTGTCAATAACTGTTTTTGTTAGTTGATCAAATTCTTCTTGTGTTTGAATATTACCAACTGCCAACATTTGTGGACTGAATATTTGTTTTGCCCAATCAGGCAATTCTCTAGGTTTAGACCAATTCAACCCTTCCATTCTATTTAGATATGTTTTGTACAAATAACAATCATCTACTTTTGAAAAATCATGAAATGCACCAGTAATTTTATTCTTACCACAAACAATATCGAAACCAAATATAGGTGACGGGTCATTGTAATGCGGGAATATACACATATGCATAACCCACATCTTTTTACTTTCAGTTGCGTCTACAATTTCAATATGAGCTCGTCTAAAATTTTTACTGGTCCAAACGTAATTT